TAAAACTCTAGTTGTAGAGTATAAATTCAACAGCTAACCAGCTAAAGGTGCAATAATATCAACACTACTATAATTAAATTTATTACAACCATATAATTTCAGTAAGAAAGAGGGCTAGGGGATTCGCCTTCTTTTTTATTGTAAAAATATGTTTTATTTTTAATAAGTTGTGGTATTATATATTTACAGACTTTTTTTTGTGACTATAAATAAATAGATTCTTGAGTAAAAGTAACCTAGTTTCCCACAAGCTGGGTTATTTTTATTTTACGAATAAATACCTTATAAATAACTTAACCCCACCTTAAAATCGATTCTAGAGCTTATTTTACATATATTAAAAGGTGGATTATATATCCACCCTTACTATTAATAGTTTCTTAGAGGTTCTAAATTGTTATCTATAAATTCTATCATTTCTTCATCATCTTTAAAAGCGTAAGCTATTTCATTTGATCTTTTAAATATAAAGAAGTGTTTATAGTTTTCAAAGCCTTTTACTGTATCTGTATAATAAGTATCTTTTATAACTCTATAAGCTTCTATAAACTCATTTATTTTAGATTCTAAAGACTTTTTCATATTCAATTTTCCCCCTTAAAATTTTATTTATAGTATATAGTATGAGTATGTTATAAAAATGTTACATATATTTATAAAAATATTACATAGGTGTATGAGTATAAAAAAAGAGGATTATTCATCCTCCTCATCTTCTTCTGCTACTGCTATTTCAGGTATATATTTCATTATTGCATCGTATATATCATTTAGTATTTCATCTGTTAATTCATCTTCTTCTATTTCCATGTTATCTAATATCCATTGCTCAAGTGTATTATCTAGGCCGTAATCTCTAGCTAATTCTGCTAACTCCTCTATGGATATTAATACTAGGCTCCATATCTCTTTTTTCATATCTAAGCCCCCTATTTAATTTTCTTATACTGTATAATATGCAAAATGTTATAAAAATGTTACACAATGTTATATGGAAATAAATTAATTTTCTTTTTGCTTATTTACAAATAGTTTCATCTAGTTCGTTATGGTATTCAAATTTTATAACGCCATTATTTAAATGAATATTATGTAAATGTTCTATACTATCATAATTATCATAGTAATATAATATTTCTTTTAAATCTTCATTGATATTTATATTTGATAAAAATATATGTCTAAAATTTAAGTTAAAATCTATATAGCTATATCTACCTTTATTGTAATCTACATTCACTTTGAAATTGGCTTCTTTTATTTCTTCTTTAGTTATATCAATAGATAATTTACTTTCAATAGTTTCTAAAGTAACTGTTATACAATCAGCTTCTTGTATTCTCTCATTTATATCTTTTTCAAATTTCTTTAATCCTTTTTCATTTAAATTATAAATAAACATTTTATTCCTCCTCTTATTTATATCAAAACATTATATATTTATTTTATTTATGTGTAAAATTTTTATTTTCTAATCATTCTTCTACTACTATTCCTATTATTTTCTTTTCTTGATCCAGTATTACTTTTTCATTATCTATTACAGTATAAGTCCAATGTGCTACTTCTATTATTTTATCGTTTTCTAATAATTTAACTTTCATGTTATCACCTCTTTTTTATTGTAAGGGAATTTTTTTATCTCTACTAGGTGCTTGTAAAATTTTAACATTTATTTGTATGGGTAGTTATCAACAATATCCACAATATCCACAATTAATGCAAACCCACAACATTAAATGATGATTTGCTTGAAAGTATTGAAATAACTTGGATGGAAAATTTCTTTCTATCCGGATGTAAAGTTTTTTTCTATAGCTTAGAAAAATTCTTTCTATGGTATAGAAAAGTTTTTTACACAAACTAGATTAATAAACTAGATTAATAAAATTATATTTATTTAACTTTTAGAGAAAAATAAAAAAATATAGTATCAAGTAGTTGTATATTTAATATACTAATAGTATAATATTGAATAAACAAAATAAGAAAGAGGTGATAGCATGAGTAATGTTAGATTTTGTGGCTTTAATATAAATAAAGCTTTAATAGAAATAGTAAATGAAAGTGATTTAGATGGTAATGAGAAATTTATATTAATAACTATTAGCTTTTATCATGAAGAATTAATAGAAAATAATCCTTCTATGAGTTTATCACTTGATAAAATAGCATGGTTATTAAAATGCTCGAGAACGACTGCAAATAGAATAGTAAAAGGACTAATAGAAAAAGGGTATTTAGAAAGCATAAAGAAAGGTCAAGGGAAACCAAATATTTATGTATTTAAGGGGTGGAGAAAATGGCAATAATTAAAACTAATATAAATGAAGTTGAAGAAGTATTTGCTAAAATGGATTTAGCTTTAATATGTGAGGAAAGATATAATAGTTTAAAACAGTTTGATTGGGTTGTATATACGATACTTAAAAATCAAGAAGGCTTATCTAAAAGAAGTTATTTAATGGGGAACAAAAGTTATGTAGATAAATATAATAATGTATTTGTAAGAATAAGCCAAAAGAAATTAGCTAAATTATTAAAAACTTCTATACCAACCTTAAGAAACTCTCTTAATAGGTTGGTAGAAGTTGAACTATTAGAAATTCATGTAGTAGGCCAAAATGAATGTAACATAATGTACATTGGCAATCCAGTTAGAACAATAACATTTGGTGAGTATGTGGAAAATATAGGTAAAGCTTTAGAAGATGAGGATAATGCTAAAGATTTTAAACCTAGTATAAATGTTGATAATGTAAAGGATTTAAAACCAAATAAAAAAACCTCTACTGCTGGAACAGTAGAAGCTCAAAATCCTAAAAAACAAATTGATAATAATATTATACCACAAAACACTAAAAAAGATTCATATAAAAAGAAAGAAAATAAAGTTATTCATAATAAATTTAATGATGGAACTAATAACACTTTTACTAACTATGAAGCAGATGAACTTGAAAAGCTTTTAAAAGAAAATCAAGATAGGAAGTTTAATCCTAACTATAAAATATAAATAAAATCAAAATAAACGGACATAAGGGAGGTTTTAAGCTTCCCTTTGTCTAATTATATAGCTAAAGTATTTTTAAATTTGTGGGGGAATTTTAAAGAAATGGCTAATAGATTATGGACAGAAGAAGAAATAAATTTTTTAAAAGAAAATTGGAATAAAAAAACTCATAAAGAAATTGCTAAAGAACTAAATAGAAGTATTAGCTCAATAGCAAACAAAACTAGAAAAATGAGGTTAGTTGATAATACCAGCAAATGGACAAATGAAGAAGTTGAGTTTTTAAAAGAAAATTATTTTAAAGATATGGATTTTTTAGTTAGTAAGCTTAATAAAAGTTATGATTCTATAAAGAATAAAAAATTTAAATTAGGCTTAAGTAGTAGTAATAAATGGAGTAAAGAAGAAGAACTATTTTTAATAGATAATTGGAATGAAGATGAAGATTTTTTAGTTAGAAATTTGAATAGAAATATAAACAGCATAAGACAAAAAGGCTATAGATTAGGCTTATGTGTTGGGAGATTTTGGACTAAAGAAGAAGATGCTTACTTAAAAGAAAAGTGGGGTACAGTTAAAATCGAAAGTATATGCAAGTATTTAGGTAGAAGCAAAAGAGCAGTTGAAAATAGAGCATATACAACACTAGGGTTAAGTAGTCAAATAGCATGGTATTCTACTAAAGAAATAGCTGAAATGTTAGGGGTTAATAAGTGTACTATAAGAAAGAGAATTATAAAAAATAATTTTCCACACAGTAGGTCAAAGACTAAACAAAAGGCGTATATGCTTGATGAAGTTCAACTAAGAAAGTTTTTAAAAGAAAATCAAGATCTATGGCATTATGATAACTTAACTATAAATATATTCGAGAACGAGATGCCATGGCTAAAAGCTAAAAAAGAAGCTGATAAAAATAAATTAAAGAAGTATAAGAAAGCCTGGAGCGAAGAAGAAGATTTTAGAATGCTTGATATGCTTAGAAATAATTATACATATGAAGAAGTAGCAAAGAAGCTAAATAGAACTGTAGAAGGTTGTAAAGGTCGTCATAGATATAAA